TGTAAGCCAGGTACAGTCTCTCTGAAAAAAGTTTCTCCCATCCATATTCGGAATCTGGGTTGGCGGGGTATGCTGAGTCTTCACGGCAATCTGGATTGTCAGGATCTAGTTGGTTGTGCTCTGGATACATACATGCTGAACCAGAATAGAATATTCTTGTCTTATTTTCTCCCTTTGATTTATTAAATAGACGTTGTTGTTCTAATACATTCAAGTTAATAGTAACTGAGTTCTGCATGATCTCAGCATCATTCTCTCCAGTAAATACAAATCCTGCTCCACCCATATCAGCAGCAAACTGATATATGTAATCAAAGGTTTCTTCCATCTTATATGGAATTTCATGGTAAAAGTTACCTTGTTCTCCTTTAAACTTTAACACACGACGAACAAAATCTACATCCCTCAAGTCTCCTTGAACGAACTCATTTGCTTCTGTCTTTGTAAACTCTGGACGCTTGAGATCAACCCCACGCACCCAGTAACCTTCTTTACGCAGTCTCTTAACCATATGACTGCCTATAAAACCACCCGCACCTAATACTAATGCGGTCCCATTATAATCTCTCATGGTTTAAGTAATATCAGAAACGTCTTCATTCTTAGCAATGTGAGCAATAATCTGATCGACTCTTGGATCACTACCACCAGATGATGTTGTATGTGTATGTGAATTTGCTGCACATGCTGCTTTACAATCAGCAAGTCCTTTTTCTAATGCTTGAAGTCTTGCTTCTACTTCTACATCATATCTAGACATAGATGCACCACTTGAAGACTTTCCTGCTGTTCCTTTAAATGCCATTGTTTTAATTTAACTCCGTTTAGTTATTTAGGTCTTGTCTAAGACATTCAACTACAAGACTGTAATTAAGTTCAGGATCATCATCTGTATAATCTATATCATTTTGATAATATCTTTTAATTTTTTTATATAGTTTTGGATTTTTTAAATCTAGAAAAATTTCTTTGTTTACTGCTGCACGTAATGTGCTTAAATCTTTACTGAACTTTGAAGTTAGAGTCATTGCTCTGCTATTGGATGTTAGTAGTATAAAAGATTAAACCATAAAAGTCAAGCGTCAGAACCCCTCCCCGTAGCATAAGATTCGTAATAGTCTTGATCTATTTTTGCAGATGCTTCCACATCTATAGGAACCTCTTGAAAAGTTTTTTCACTGACCTCTTCATCATCGATGAAGAATCTAACGTCATTTTTTTTCATGGAATTCAACTAAACCTCATTATGTATAAGAGTATTATCCTTGCCAAATCATCTCTGGCATTGCAGCTGGTTGCTGTCTACCTATAGTAAACATAAGAATAAAGTATCCTACAAACCATATGATATTAAATAACCATGCTTGTCTGTAGAGATACTTTCTTATACCCATAGAGAGTATAACCTTTTTTACATCTTCTGGGTTGTCCTCACTACCTCTTGCTCTAAAAATCTGTTCTATTATCACTGCAACAATAGTTCCTATTACCAATGGGTAGAATAGGAAATTTGCGAATGACATAATTGCTATTAAGAAAGTCATTAGTCTAATAGGTCTAAGTCTTTACCGTGTTTAGTAGCAGGTTTATGGTCTGCCATACCATCATGATTACCGTCATTAGGTAACTTACCTGTCATAAGATATTCAATTGTTTCCTTACATCCTCTTAAGTAATGTAATTGTGAGTCAACTTTAAGCCACTCATCAAATGAAGGATCTAATTCTGCTTTTTTCTTTCCTACCTGATCCATCCTTTTAGTGAATCTTGCTAGGAGTTGTTCGTAATTTTCTGTTGGTTTCATAAGTTTACCTCAGTGCTGGTACAGGTGATCCACCTTCATCATCATCTTCATCATCTTCAAGTTGTAATTTTAACTCTTCTATCCTTGCTTGTAAAGCTTGGTATTCCTCCAAGTCACAACTAGCAGGTTTCTCCTCAAAATTTACTCCCATTAATTCTGTACCAGGTTTAACATCCTTCATTTCAGGATGAACAGGTCTAACTACTTCAGTAGTCCAAGTACCACTTAGACGACCAGCATTATAATCCTTAACTGGTTTAGAACTCGCAGCACTATAGATCAACCATATCGCACCCGCCAAAAGAGATGCGGAAGTAACTAAAAATAAAAGAATGGAAAGATTGTCCACTATTCGTCCTCTGCTGGATGATTAAAAATATACAACCATGTAAAAAATAATATAATAATTAATGCAAACCTAATCGAACTAGGTGATGTATCTATAGTACTAATCATACATTTAAAACCTGCTGGACTTCGGGAAACCGCTCCTTAATTAATTTTTCAATACCCATCGTCATTGTTTGCTCACTCATAGAACAACCTCTACAAGCACCCAACATTCTTACCATAACAATAGGTCCTTCCTTAAGATAGTCTATAGCAACATACTCAAGATACCCACCATCTGCTTCGATGTAGGGTCGGATCTCATCCAATACATTATTTACATTTAGATCTGTTAATTCCATTACGCTTGTGGTATATACTTATTTACTAAAGGCATTATATCACTTTCCACCCTCTGTACAATCTTATCAATAATACCTACATCCAAATCCATAAATGGTGGAATGATTCCTAGTATTCTTAATAATCCATCAACAAATAATGATAAAGCAATCAAACCTAGAATCATACTGATAACAGTAGCAGTCCAATTGTGCTTTGCCATTGAGAGTCTATCTATTTCTCGTGCTTCTTCTATCGCCTCAAATTTTGCTGCTGCAATAAGGCGATCCACTTCTGTCTTTGTATAGACTACCTCTTTATCCATAACTGTGGGCATTAGCGTGTTTCGAAATCAAGTTTGCGTACTTTACGTTTACGTCTTTCTTCTTGCCATTGAAGGTCTTGAGAAGTCAGACCCGATTTAGTGTCATCTTTATTTGATGATACCATAATAGTCCTATTTAAGTCAACGGCTGTTACAGTATCGCCCTTAACTGTTACCATGTTAGGGCATCCACACGATCTACTTTGAGAGGATACACTACTAACCTCCCTATTACATTCTCTACATCTTACAGTAATCATTTTTCTACTAAGCGTCCATACTGGTCTTCTAATCTAACAATATCATCTTCAATACAATCACCTAACTGAACTTCGATGAAGACTAAATGTTCTTCACCTGCAGTTGCTCTATGTTTCTGTTCCTTTTCTATAACCCATCTAGAACCAACAGTCGCTTCTTTAATCTCATCACCAACACGAATCTTTCCTGAACCTTTAACAACGGTCCAGTGCTCTTCTCTGTGATGATGATATTGAAGTGATAGTTGTTGATGTGGGAGTATTACTATTCTCTTTACTTTATAGTAAGGTTCATCCAAAAGAACTTGATAGGTTCCCCATGGTCTATGTTCAATCATATTTTATATAGGAAATCCAGAGCGGGTGGACAGAATCGAACTGACAACTGGAGGTTGGAAACCTCTGATTTTACCACTAAACTACACCCGCATATCCAAATTATATTACTTCTTATCCCCTTTGTCAATAATCTTAGTACCAGAAGATATAATTTCTATACCAGTCTCACCATCCAATTCAATCCATTCTTCAAACTCTGCATACAATGCTATCTTATCTCCAACAAGTTCTGCCTCTTCTATTTTATCAACCGCCCAATCTCTTGCCTGATCTACAATCTCATCCGTCTTGTCCAACTTCATAATAGTCTTTTCTGAAGTATCTTGAGAGGATGTTACTATTGTAGTACTTCGGTGTTCCGTCGCTAAGTGATTCGGTGAGGACTCCATTAACAAAGAGTTGGCGCGTTTCTTCGAAGTTTGTTTTGCCAGCTGTTTTATGTAAGCTGAGCATAACTCTGCTAAAGTTATGTCTACCCAGTTGTTGAATTTCTTCTTTAAGTTCTTCAGATGACCCATAATACTTTTTCCAATCAGATTCAGATTTTACTTTTCGTTTTTTACCTCTCGGAGTTCTAAACTTCCAGAAATATTTACGTCCGATATACTCCCTCCCGTTCTGAAGATTAGTAATGCGGTAGACGTAACCGAAGAAATCATTAATGTCGTCAGAAGTAAAAGGTTCACCCTCATATAACCAGGCGTTTTCGTAATCTCCTCCTTCAACCATTTCATAATTTTCATCGCAACTCCTATTTAGTAATCATATTCGCGTAGAACATCTAATGCATTATGCAATACCATCTTGGCAGCATCTCTTTGCTCATTATTCCATTGAGGATACCAAGTCTTATTAGAAACACCCTCAAAGATTTTTAAGAGTCTTGATTCCATATCGATCTTCTTAAGTCGTCCGTTCATATACTCAGGGTACTGTGGGTACTTCATTAGTGTAAAACTTATTTAGATAATAATCTCCAAGTTTCGATGTAATCCTTGACTTTGAACACATAACCACCTCTTTTCTCTATCATTATACCCAATGGATAGTCATTTTGTCCAGGTTCCATCATATCTCCATAGAAATATAATGCATGGAACCATTGAAAGTCTCTTAAAATCTGACTCTTATTTACTCCTAAAGGTGCTAGATCTAATCCAGTCTGTCCTCCTATTTGAACTTCTAAATTGGGAAATTGATTCTTAAGTCTATCAGCAATATCTCTTCTTTCATTCCTTCTCTTATCCCACTTCACATATTCATCTCTACCTTCTCCTTCACCTCTACCTAAGATACTAAAGTTAACTCCTCCAGGTCTTGACTCAATATGCAACCCATTACGAATAGGAAACTGACTATAATCTAATTCATCCTGTAAGAACTTCTCTATATCCTCTGGCAACTCCCAGTCATCCCTATACACATTCTTATCACCCTCATACACATCACTACCAGAACAATTATATACTCTCTTACAATTATTATATAACTCTGGTGTAACTTGTTCTATAGTCTTTGCTCTATCACTACCAGTAACAAAATAAACATCATTGTTAGATGAAAACTCCATAAGAAACTTATGGAACTCTGGATCAATCTTTTTGCGACTGGGTGTCAATGTCCCATCCACATCAAATATAAATTTCTTCATAATGTGTTGAAATCTTTATAAATAATTAAGTAACAATTTGGACACGGCCATGAACGGTCAACTACATTCGGATGATATTCAATCTAGAGCATTAGAACTCAGAGATGAATTATATGGACGATGCGAAAGAAGAGAACTGACGGAACAAGAATGTCGTGGTGCTGATGAATATCTTAATAAGGTATTAGATGTTATAGATGAATTGGATCACTGAAACTCCTCTACTCGACGTTGATTAAGATATTCTAATACCTCCTCACGCCATTCCATGAGTTCATTATAGCACTCTTGGTTGTGAGCGCAACCCCGTAAACGATGATCTGCCTTATGCACACTCTCTATAAAGATTGTGAGTGCATCTCTACGTTTAATTTCCTTTTCGGTCATAGTTTAAATCCAGAGAAGGTGTCCTTTTTAACGTCTTGCTTTATACCACCGACTACGTAACTTTCTACCTCAGTTTCTTGAGGTGCAACTTGAAGTCCTTTGGATGATATCCAGTGTTGTGTCCAAGGCAACGGGTTATGTGCTGCAGGAATATCATATACTGGTTTCAATCCTATAGTCTTCAATCTCCTATTAGCAATCCATTCAACGTATTGCTGTAGTAATTTATCATTCAAACCAATCATACTTCCGTCCTTAAACAAATAGTCTGCCCATTTCTTCTCTTCATTTACACAAAGGTCAAACTGTTTATATGTCCACTCCTCTTCCTCCTTCATTATTTCCACCATTTCAGGATCATCACCTTTTCTCCAATTGTTGAGGATTGTTTGAGTAAGTATGAGATGTTGGTTTTCATCTCTAGCAATGAGGGAGATGATTTTAGCACTTCCTTCCATGAGCTTGAGCTCACCAAAAGCAAAGCTGCAAGCAAAGGACACATAAAAACGAATACCTTCCAGAATGTTGACATTAGCTACTGCCCTATAAAGTTTTCTTTTTAAATCCTTCATACACCATTGTGATGTAGTTGATCCCCTACCACTCTTAGTCCATAAACAACCAGAACCCCATTCCTGTGCTTCTCTAATAAAATCATCATAAGCACCTGTAACACTAGCAGCACGAGCAATAATCTTATCATCAGTTAGAATCTTATCAAATACAACAGAAGGATCTGAATATACATTCTTAATAATATATGTGTATGAACGACTATGAATCATCTCCATAAATCCCCATACTTCCATACATGCCTCTAGTTCTGGTAAAGAACAATAAGGAATGAATGCCATACCAGGAGCACGACCCTGCACAGAGTCTAACATAATCTGATACTTCAGGTTAGAAGTATAGATATGCTTCTGCTCTGGACGAAGCATCTGAAAATCTCCACGGTCTTTCTGTAGAGATACTTCTTCTGGTCTCCAGAAATATCCTAACTGTTGAGTAGTAAGTCTATCAAAGATAGGATACTTATACGAATCATAACGTTGAATACCAAGTGGTTTACCAAAAAACATTGGTTGCTTCTTGGTATCAACCTCTTCAGTATTAAAGACAGTCATGCCTTTCAAATCAGATTGCACAGGATTCACATTCCTCCTCATTGTCTATTGAACAAATCTCATCAACCAAATTATCTAATTTCTTTTCTTCAGGTACATCATCATGCCAACCAACAGGATGTGCTGGTTCTGCTTCATCATGCTTATTATCATATGTGTTCTGATAATAAGAAGTCTTCCAACCATATTTGTAGGTAGTCAATAGGTCTTGTGCCATTACACTAACAGGAACTTCAGAGTTCTCATAGTGCTCTGGGTTATAAGACCAGTTACCAGAAATTGCTTGGTCAAAGAACTTCTGCATTACTGCTACTATATTAATATATCCAGTGTTATCTGGCATTTCCCATAACAAAGTGTAATTATTTTTCAGACTGGCATAGGAGGGAACAACCTGCTTAAGAGGCCCTTTCTTTGATTTCTTAATGGACAAGTAGTCTCTAGGTGGTTCAATTCCATTGGTTGCATTTGACACAACGGAACTACTCTCCGAAGGCATTTGTGCGGACAGTGTTGAGTGCCTAAGACCGTAGGTGTTGATAGATGTCCTAAGAGATTCCCAGTCATGTTCTAATGGGTTAGCGCAGAGTTCGTCTACGTCTTTCTTATATGTATCAATTGGTAGTATCCCATCAGCATATTTGGTACGTCCAAAGTTCTCACAATGTCCTTTCTCTTGTGCTATTTTATTAGATGCTTTTAAGAGATAGTATTGGAATGACTCAGAGAGTCCATGAACAGCATCCCATGCCTCTTGAGACCCATAATTATAACCTAACTTAGCAAGATAATGGGCAAGACCAATAAATCCTATTCCCAGACTTCTACGTGCCTTTGTAGCATCTTCTGCTGCTCTTACAGGATATTCTTGATAGTCAATTAACTCTTCCAATCCACGAACAGAAAGATCACACAAATCTTCTAATTCTTTATCAGAAGTAATCTTACCAACATTAACTGCACTAAGAATACATAAAGCAATCTCTCCTAAATGATCATCTATATGACTAATAGGATATGTTGGAAGAGTAATCTCCTGACATAGGTTACTCATACTCACCTTATCTTTAAAAGATGAATGCTCATTACAATGGTCTATATTCATTATATAAACTCTACCTGTCTCTGCTCTTTCCTTTAATAAATCTAATATTAATTCTTGTGCCTTAACTCTTGTGGAGGGGACTGATTCATCTGATTCGTAACGAACATATAGGTCATCAAACTTATCGGTCCCAAAACTCTCATACAAACCAGGAACATCATGAGGGGAAAAAAGCGTGATTTCCTTATCCTCGATAAAACGTTCATAAAATAACTTACTTAACTGGATGGAGTAGTCG